ATAAATTTATATATGAGTTTAATAAATTTTTACTAAATGTTAGAGATGTATTAAATAAATATACTTCTTTCTTTTGCCAAGTTAAAATGGCTGATCAATTAGATGCAGTTCGTGTTGAGCAAATATTAGCCAGTGGAGCAACATCTAATTTTGATTTTACGAATAGATCGACAGCAAGTAGAAGACAATTCTTGCAAAGGGAACTTGATGCGGTTAGTGGATCTTTTCAATTTCTTGGAGGATATGATCTTTACGCTCAATTGTGGACAGATAATATAACTACAGAAGATAGGGAAGAAAGATTTAAAAGTCTTCAAACAGTTGATGGGCAGGGAGCAGCTATAGATGTATTTGCTAAATTAGTTAGATTACATGGAATTGATTTAACAATAACAATAAACTCAAACGATAAGGATAGATCGCTAGAGACAACTACAGATTATTACATTCCTTTAGTAAAATTTAATAATGCAATATCACCTTTAATATCAAGATTGGGGATTTCTTATGACCCAATTTTTATGGTTGAAAATGATATAAGAATTCTTAATTTGTGGAAAAAATTAGAAATAATTGATGACGAAAATTCTCCTGTTTACATTTTCGGTGATTCTAATTTAATAAATAAAGCTATCTATTTATCAGATGTCAGATCTGCGGAACAACTCTTACAAACACCTCAATTATTACTAGATCCTAAAAATAGCTTAAACTTTTTAAATACTAACTATAGAACTTTATTTTATACCTTATTCAATCAAAGTAGTTTTAATTCTTCTTTTAAAGAAGATGTGTTTGAGCAAGATGAGTTGGCAATATTTCAAGATCCTCAAGTTAAAGCTCTAACTCAAATTGGAAGATACCCAGTATTCAGGTATAATGTTAGAAATCCAAATGTTTTAGCTGTATCATTTCAAAATTTAAATGCATATAGAGCAGTTTATGAAATTGGATTTCAGTTTAAAACATTAGCTCCATTTGTTAATACTACCTCAGAATTTTATTTAGATTCTTTAAGTTCAACAAATATTTCTGATTTTGATAAATTAGTTGAGTACATAGAAACTCAAAATGCTATAACTTTAATTAATGCAAATTTTAAAGATATATTAAAAACTGTTATTACATATTTTGATTCTGATCAAATTCCATTTTATTTTCAAACAGATTTTACAGACAAGTTTGGAACTCCAATTGACAAAAACGATTTAATTACTTTTATAGCAGCTTCTATTTTTAGAAAATTATATGGTCCTGGGATTCCCTATATTGAAATTAATAATCCTAATGAATTAATATCTTTGCAAGAAGAGTTAAGAAGAGGGCTTAATAGATTTACTAATTTCTTAAATATAAGAACTCTTCCATTCTTTAAAATATCTGGCACTAAAGCTTTTGCATATCCAGCGTTATTTGTTGGAATGACTAATGGAGCCGGAACTAATGAAAAGAAGTCAGCTTTCTTTACAGGTCTTTACCAAATAAATGGTTTTAGGCACGTTATAACACCAAAAGATATGTATTCTGAGTTCTCATTAATAAAGAATCAAGATTCTTCAATATTCAAGAACGTATTGGATGAGAATCTAAATAAGGTTGACGCAGAGCCTGCATTGAACCCTAGCGGACCATGAACTTATTAAATCAAAAATTTATATTTGGGATAGTTAACAATATCTTCAACATTGACGATATGTGTGGATTTAGGGCTATTGTTACAGATCCAAATGGAGAGTACCTTAAAAACGATACTGGCAACCAGACTCAGGTAGATGTTGTCTATACTTCGCCATTCTACGCCCAGAATGGTGGAGGAATGATTAGCGTCCCAGAGGTAGGAAGTAGAGTTCTTATATTATCGGTAGAAGATAAGTACTTCTATTATATTTCCACGATAATTAAAGAACCAGTCAACTCCATGGTAGGGGGAGACTTAGATTATACTTTCATTAAGGATAAGTACATCTTCTCAGAAAGAAAGATACCACAAAAGATTGTATTCACTAATCAGTACGGTAATGGATTTAGGATAGCAAGAAAAAGATTACCCCATGATCCAAGAGATCCAACAGGTTTTTATGACAGCGTTTACACAGAGATGGACAGCGAGCTTGGTAAGTATGTAAGATTAGACGATAGCTCAGAGAAAGATGCCATCTATATTAAGAACGAGTGTGCTGACGGTATTACAATTACTGGTGAGAACGGCCCTCCAAATGGGGCACCAAGAGAAATAACTATAGATAATAAGTTCTCTCAATACCACATAACCAGAAATGGCTCAATGAATATATGGGTCATGGATGGAAGAGACATTAATATTGAGAATGAATCAAGCGGTAAGTTTGCTAATTTAAATGCTTCATCGCCTGGAAAGGGTAGATTTGGAAACATTAATCTATTTAGCAAAACGGCTGATATCAATATTGCATCAAGAGGAGACAGTGGGACGAGTATATCTCTTACCACTAAGAGTGCTAGAATAGAAATTAAAAATGATGGCGGAATTCTAATTGATAGCACTCAAGGCCCAATAACAATTCAGGGCCCTAGCATAAAACTTGTAGCAGAACAAGATATAACTTTAGGAGCGCAAAATTTAAATGTAAAGTTATCTGGTGCTGCTAAAGTTGATGCCGGTGGAAATGTTTCATTAAAGGGTGGAACAGTAGATATAGATGGCGCGGCATTAAACCTAAACTCAGGTACAGCCAGTACTATAGCTACTTCTCCAGCGAAAGATAATATAACAAGAACGGACTATAGAGACTAATGGTACAATTCGACGGCAAATTATTTTTTCAAGTAACAGGCAAAGGCGGGACCACAAATCAAGCCTTAGGCACTGCTTTCGGTCTTCCATCCTGCATGGTTGCCCTCGGAGCGAATGTTCTTAAACTCCTTCCATCCCCAGTATTAAGAGATGTTAGAAAGAAGACTAAAGCTTCTAAGGACGGGGCTCAGGACGCATCCTCCCAACAATCAAAGAAATTAAGATCACAGTATGGATTGATGGAGACTAGAACTGAGAGTGGTCCAAACAGATATGTGTCTGACAGTTCTCAAACTGCCGCTGAAGAAGAATCAGCTTTTTCAGTTGGAAATGTTATAGGTCTTGCTACAGCCGCAGCAGCTTTAGGTAGTCAGCTTTACGCTACCTATCAAGCCACTGATGACGAAATCAGAGCCATATCTGGTTGTATTGGTGGATATGCTGACTCTGAGGCTTATGCTCTTGCAAACGCTTCTTTAATTAGAGCAGGACTATCTCCTTCAGCGTATGACAATTTAATTGATGCTGGGTATGGAACTGGAATTGAAGAAAGAATTAGTGCTGACGAGTTTGCAGCTAGTGCGGCTGCATTCTTAGCTTTGATAGATGCAGAGTTAGCAAGAAGATTATCTAACCCTGAGCTTGAGCCTCAATTCTCTTTAGATGCTTCATCTTTCCTTTCAGGCACTAACTTCCCTCCCACTATACCTGAACCAACTGGCCCAATTGTTGAAGAGATATTTAGACTAGTATATGGCCCACCAGTTTCAAAGTTTGGAAAGTTTATATTATCAATAGACGGATTATACTTTGATTCCCAGACTAGTGGAATCACGATAGCGTTAGAAGAGATAAACAAGAGAAAGCAATTATTAACTAATAATTTAAAGTGGAAATTAGATCAAGATCCAAGTTTAGGTGGAAGAGGAGATCAAATAACAATGAAGGATCTGACCTCTTATGTTAACACTATTTTGGATCCAGAAGTAATAGATGACTCAAATTCAATTTTACAATATTACGAAAAGGATGATTTACTTCTTGAGTTAGAAGGTCAGAAGAACAGAAAAATATTTGATTTATCTGCTCAAGTATTTGAGTTGCAAAATAACGGAGGGTCACAGGCTCTAATAAGAAATATTAAACAAGTGATGGTTTCTGAAAATCAATATTTCTTAGAGAGAATAAACAAGAGAAAGAAGCAAATAGAACTAGCTGTAAAGCTTCCATCAATTGGCGGGCAAGGAGGTTTATTTGAACCTGGAAATGTTCCTATCAATGATTTCTCTTACTTAGAAGGTCTTGATGTTAGAGTTGCTTTAGAGAAACAAAAGAGATTAGTGTTAAATCAAGCAGAAGTATCTGGGGTTGTTCTTCCTCTCCAGGTAACATATGTCCAAACGCCAGAGAAGCCAGACAACTCAAGCTTTGAGCATTTAATGTTGACGGATATAGGTCTTGGATCAATAATCTCAGACACCAGTACATCATCGGTATTGTCTATCAATAACTCTATAATCAAAGACAACCTTATATGCCTTTATAACATATTAAGCTTTGAGGTCAGTGATCCATCGTCTGTAGATTACAAATTGTACAATTCATCTGAACTAGGAGATGAGTTTGACGCTCAGATAGTTGGAAGAGACGAGGAAAGTATATTTAAGAATGGAGTTGGGATAGCGTACTTAGAAGGTATTACAAAGAACTCAAACTCTAGTCCTACAGTTCCAAGCTCATTAGGAAGTTATATAAAACTTCCACCAGCCACAGCCTTACAAGACCTTCTTTACAATGTTGAGGGTGCCACCTTTGAAACATGGGTGTATGCCCCTAACTTAAGTTCAGAAAACGGTTACAACTATGGGGCTGCTTCTGGGCTTTATAGATTAATTCTAGCTAATGAGAACACAGGTATTTCTGATCTTGTTGCTCCACAAAATGATATTCTAAAGTTAGATAGAGACAAGTCAATTAATACCGTAAAGGGTTTAATATTTGGGTTTACTAGAGATAGAAGAATAACAGAGAATTTAGGCCCATCAAACACTTCTCAGTCTAACCCAGTATCAAGCTCTTGTATATTCTTGGCTCCAACTCAAGCTTTTAATAATTCAAGTATTGGATTCTTAAACAAATCATATCAAGTATATGACAGTTGTTATGCCATAGATGATACTGTCTACTCAATGAAAGTTCCATTAAATACTTCAGTTGAGGGAATTTCGTTCTCATCCTGCGGACAAGAGTTCTGTCAAATAGCTGTAACCTTTAGTCCTAAGGATAATTTAATTAAACTTTATTGTGACGGTCAACTAATGTCTGCATCAAGTTATGTTGATGTTTTTGGCATAGATCCTCTCAAGGAAGATTTAATGATACCTTCACTCAAGAGAACCAGATCATTTGAATACAATACTAGCTCAATGTCTGGCGTGAACGTCCCAGATCTTAAGTATGGGCCTAAACTACAAGAGTTTACCCCATGGATAATTGGAGGAGGCTACACAGACGGTATGCAAACTGGTAACTTTATGGGAGGCCAGTATGGTGGTATTACAAGTGGATTTAAGGGATTCTTTGGGGGAATAAAATTTTATTCAAAACCACTGACAGATTCTGAGGTTTTACATAATTTTAAAGTATCCCAAACATTCTTTAAGAACGTAGATACATCTAGCTTAATAACTTAATAAAATGGTATTATCTAATAACACTGTTGTCTATGGAAAAGCCCCTGCAAACATAACTGCTAAGGCTGTAACTTCAAAATTAGACAAACAAATAGGCTTTAAATATCCAATAGAAGCAGACCCTAAGAAAGGCTATTTTTCTAAGCTAACCGGCCTAAAATTAATAAGAGCTAACATATCCCAGCTTCTAAGGACTGAGAAGGGGGAGAGGTTTATGCTTCCAAATTATGGCTGTGATCTAAGAAAATATCTGATGGAGCCTATGGATCAGACTCTTTTTAATGAGATAAGAAAAGATATTTTAGACTCTATAGGTAGATATTTAAGTAGAGTAACAGTATCAAAAATACAAGTATTTGAAACTAAAACTAATCAACTAGCAATTAAATTAGCCTGTCAGATACTTGATGAACAGTTAATAAGCTTCGACGCTGGGGTACAAATCTAATGGTTTTTAGCGGCACAGTACAATCAGACTTCTTAAAATATCTTCCAACTGCTCTTGATGAAAAGGAGAAGTTGATAGATTACTCTGTCGCTGACTTTGCATCAATAAGAGATGCCCTTCTAAAATACTCAAGAGCAGTATTTCCATTAGATTATAATAACTTCTCAGAATCAGACTTTGGAGTATTTTTAATTGAATTAATGGCTGCGGTCGGACACATTCAATCAATAAAATCTGACTACCTAGCTAATGAAAACTTTTTAAGGACTGCCAGAAACAGATCCTCGGTAAAGAAGCTTCTTGAGTTAATTGGCGTTAGAATGAAGGGTCCTATCTCAGCCGCTGCAAATGCTGAGATGGTCTTTACAACAACCTTAGAAAACGTATCTGCGGTTACAATAAGTGCTGAGAACAGAAACTTTGTAATTACCTCACCAGAAGACGGTGCGCCACTTTCATACACGCTGTATAAAATTAATCAGGACGGTACTGTTGACCTAAAACAAAACAGTGTAAATTTAGACTTTACTGTATCATCACAAGATAATGATTTTACAATAAGTAGTTTAGTTTTATTAGAGGGAGCTTTAGTTGTTGAGACTGGTCAGTTTGATAATGTAGAAACAGTTAAGACTATCTCTTTATCACAGTTCCCTTATGTTGAGAAAAGCTGCCAGATCTTCGTCGAGGGATCCCAAAGCACAGAAGGTATTTATACTGAGGAGGAGAATATCTATTATGCCTCGGGTTCAAATGATAAGATATTCCAGGTTCTTACAGACGAATCAAATAGAGCAACAATTCTTTTTGGCGACTCAACCCTTGGACAAGCCCCTGCCCCAGGAGATACCTATACAATAACTTATCGTATTGGTGGAGGAACTAGAGGTAATATAGCTGCTAGAGTTTTGAGCATACCAGTCTCTGTAGAAGCCACTAACGGGTCTGCCACTGAAACAATACAAGCAACGGTAGAGAACTCTACTCAAGCTACTGGTGGGTCAGATGCAGAGACGATTGCTAAGGCAAAGAGATATGCTCCTCTAATATTCAGAAGACAAGACAGAGTAGTCACAGTTGCTGACTACAAGTCTTTTGTAAATACATTTATATCTAACTATGGATCAACAGGAAAGGCTAATGCTGTAGTTAGAAGAGCTTATTCCTCTGCCAATATAATTGATTTGTTTGTGTTAGAGAAGGCTTCAAATACACAACTTAAGAAAGCCACCCCTGCTTACAAAGCTCAACTTTTAGAAGTTCTTCAGGAAAAGAAGATGCTTACAGATGAGCCAGTAGTTGTTGATGGTCTAATAAGAACTATTGATGTAATCTTAACAGTTACTTGTGATAAGATATTCAAGAGAGATGAAGCTCTTATTAGAGGAAAGGCTAGAGATAAAGTATTAGAATACTTCAATATTGACAATACAGATTTTGAAGAGCCTTTTGACCCACAAGACCTAGCAAAATATATTCTGTCAATTCCAGAAATAAGATTCTGCACTATTGACAATATACAATCTCCAATAAGAGTTAGCTTTAACGAGATTATTCAACTTAACAACTTTACTGTAAATATTAATTTCATCTAATGAATAGCAAGGTATACAATAGAGATCAAAATTACTATAAGGCCAATTATGACGAGGCCCTAAAAGCTCTCGTTCCAGGCTATATTATAAACGATGAAATAGATCAGTACGGCCAAGAGATTGATATAAAAGATCAAATAATAAATTCACATATTAAATTTGCTCAAGATATTGATAGGCTTTTAAAAATAAATATAATTGCAGGAACATCATATAGCTCATTAAACACAATAGAAGGAGTTTCTAAATACTTTGTAAAACAAAACAATCTTACAGAAATAACTCCATCAAAATTTGAACTTAAAATATTAATACCATTGAACAAATCTTTAAACTCTTTTAATTCAAAAGAAGAATTAAAAGACTTTATAGATGAACAATTACTGCCATCAATTGTTTTAAATAGCCCTTCTGCTCCGTTAATAGAGAGCCCAACAACTTCTGGGCTGCACATTTATTTAATAGACAATCTATCCTGGCTGTATTTCTTAAATACAACTGGGGCTTTATATTCACCCTCTTCATTTGTTTCTGAATTGTTGACGGAGAAGATGTTCTTTGGTCAAACTATTTATTTAAGTGATTGCTTGAAGGGATTAGCTGAATACCTGTGGAAGAATAATAAGACAAGTTACATACCAGAAACTTTCTTAAGCTCTACCGGAGAGTTTACAAGCGGCACTCAACAATTAGAAAAGCTAAAGACTTGGATAGAGATTATTTATTCCCCTTTATACGCTGACAAATCAGATACAACTGTAAAGGATAGATTTTCATTAGCGATAGATAACGGTACTCTGATAAATAACAAATATGTAAATGCCCCATTCCACAATCTTTTGAGGATGATAGCATTTGCTGCATTCGATAGTAACAACAGTGTTACTCAGCTAAGAACACTTAATGATATTGATGAGTGCCCAGCAGAGTATCTTCCTCTTCTTGCAGATTTAGTTGGTTGGAAGTTGTTTGGAACAGATGCACAAAGATGGAGATTACAGCTAAGAAATTGTATAGAAATATATAAGAAAGCTGGAACTAAGAGATCAATACAGTTAGCTCTAAGCACTCTATTCCCAAAAGATACTTTCTCTATTGAATCTAAAATAAAAGAACTTTGGGAATCTTATATACCTTATTTAATTTATTATTCATTAGCAACTGAGTCAACATACTTTGAATCAAACCAGACTTGGACTCAAGCTTTAGCCAATCAAATGAATGTTGTTGGCTACTCAACTAGCAGCTTAGATGACAATATAAAGTTTGCTGTAGATAGAATAATATACGAAGTATACAATCAATTTTCTGGCAGCTTCTCAATACCAAACATTGACAATAAATTCTTCTACCGTGGAAGAGAGTACCCAATACCCCCATTTGAAGAATACCCATACTATGTAAATGTTGAATTAACATTTGACATGGTAAACTTTATAGCTGATAGAATAGCTTGCTTTGGTGTAAATAGACAGTTCGCTTTGCAAGTTAGAGATTACATACTAAGTAATACAATCAACTCAGATTCAGATAATGTGGATGGATCTTGGCTATTCTTTACTTCAGGGTACAATGAGCCACCAAACATTGATAGCTTAGTCAGCTATATAACAAATAACAAATTTAAGTATGTTCCAATGTGGTCTGCGAAGTCATCACATTTTGAACTTATACTAGATGCTAGCTCATTCAATTTCTCCAAAAAGACTTTAGCGACTGACAGCGCAGATGCGGTTGAGGCAGCTAGCAAAGTTATAGAGCAATTTGCTCCTGCTCATGCTATTCCAAATTTTAGCCTAAGATTATCTACCAGCGAAACAATACAGTACATAGAAGAAAATAGAGATACCATAAACAAGGATAATGTAGAGTTCTTTGATCAGTTCAATAACTATCAAACTTCTGCATTATATGTAAGCGCATACAAGAGAGACACTGGAAAGGGAAATGTATTCAATAGCCCTTCAGTAAACAACTTACAGTCTAGCTTATTAAAGAACGCAATATCAATTTCTAATGTACCTAGAAACTCAATAAGAAGAAGATCTTATGAGAAGGCTATGAAGCTAAATGGGTACTACGATAGAACTGGCTTTAATATGCCAGTTGCTTTCGACCATAACTTTCCTGCGCCTAGACTGCCTCTAGGATTGATACCAAGCTCTCTTTCATACCAACCAATCACAAACTACAGCAGCATACCTGATGTTTATTCAAAGTGCAACGATTATACATCAAGTGCTTCTTACTATGGTTACTATGTAAGTAATACAGTGGCTTGTAGAGGCGGAAAAGAACTAGCCCCAGAGAAAAACCTAGTCATATTAGCTGGTCAAAGCAATATGAACGGAAGAGGTCAAACATCAAGAGCCTCAGTAACAAATGTTAATTATTGGGATTTAGATGCCTCTGCGTTCGTTAGTTCTGTTATACCTTTTGATAATACAGAAACTGGTGCCGGATTTAATCTTCCAACATACGGAAACGGTTCTACTTTCTGGGGTCCTGAGGTTAGATTCGCAGAATTGCTAAGAGACAACAATAGAAAAGATACTTACCTGTTTAAGTTCTGCCAAGATAATTCATTGGTTGTAGACAGCTTGGGAAATAATACTTGGTGCCCAAGCACCACTCAAACATATCCATTGTACGATAGATTTGAATCTGCTTTAGATTTAGCTATCAGTGCGATGGGTGGAATATTTAATCTAAAGAATGTAACTTTGATTTGGTCGCAGGGTGAATCTGAAGCTGGGTTTGGACAATTAAACAATGCCAGTGCTTTAGCTTTCTCTGCTGCGACAATGTATTTCTTAGATACTGTTAGAGATAAGTTCCCTAACTTTATAAACTTTAAGATAATTAGAGCTAAGATACATGAAGACTTTGGAGCAGGATCACAGCCAGACTATCTGTATTATCCAAATGGTCAATTAGTTCCAAATGCTGCCTTGGCTGCTGCTGCTCCAGGGTCAGTCTCAGCCGCATCGGCACCAGGGCATTATGGGTTTTGGTCATGGTCATCGACACCAACTGTAAGGCAGGCTCAAGATAATTTAGATGAAGACATCTATGGACCATTGTTAAACTTTGATGATCTTACATTTACAAATGATCCTAATTTTGCTGGATCTGCTCCAAAGGCGTCTCCAACTATATTAGATTTTGGTGGCGGGCTTATTCTTAGTGCATACGCCTCTGCTGCAAGTTACATAAATTCTTCAGTTCACTACAATGGAAGTTCCTCAGATATAATTGGTGAAAGATTCTATACTGCCTGGGAAAATATTGTAGGAGAAAGAGTTCCACAAGCTTCTCGTGGCCTTCATATTGATAGAGGTCAGTTGCCAGAGATTTATGCTATAATGCATGATTTGAACGAGAAAAGAAAATACTATCTAGCTTCATCGCAATCTCTTCCAGCAAGTTCCCCATCATACTCATTCCTAGAAAATCAATTAATTATTATTGATTACTATAGGCAATTTAGTTGGAAGGATGTTTACAAGAGTTATGCAAATAATGCAACAGAAGTAAGTGGATGGACGCCAGCTTCTGTTAATGATTATTACAATTTTAAATTTAATCAAAACTTACATAAACTTTATAACACTCACGCTGAAGAGTATGGTTATCATAAGATAGCTGGTCATATCACAGAGCTAGATGGGGCGAATATATTCTCCCACACATATGGCCCTCTTCTTTACAATTATGACTTTGAGTATTTGCCTAGCGCACAGTTTGTAACAAGTGCCTTGGATGTATCTAATCCATCTATAGACAATACTTTAATTTTCACTTCTGGTGCTTCTGCTTATGGCACCTATACCGCTAGCTCTTCCTCATCAATGTATATTGATACATTTGAGTATGTCAATTCTGGATTAGTCCCAGGTGTAGAATTGATATCAACATCTGGCTCATCAAATGTAAATGGGTTCTCAATAATAAAAGTCTTAGAGGATTCAAGACTATACGACAAGTTCTCAAAGTACATTATAAGAAAAACATTCTTAAAGCTACGCTCAGTAAATGGTTTGCCAAGAATAAGATTTGATATTAGACAGCCAACTATGCCAAGCAATATGGGCTATCCAATATCTAAGAATTTCTTAATGCCAGATCATAAATTTAAAGTTAAATTTAAAAGCACAGTGTGCTCCAATAATGGATTAAATATTGGAGGAAGAAGTATAGGAGTTTGGATTCATACTAAACCAGAACTAGGGAGAATGTGGTCATTCGATCATAATATAAATGATTGGGTAGAACATGATCAGCTAATAAACAAGGAAGATCTATTTAATAATTATACGAAGTCTTTCTTCTATCCAACTTCTACAAAGCAAGGATTCCAAAGTTCTGGTATCAATCTACAGTGTATTGATATTGTTTTAAATAATGATTCAGCAATAAATCCATTAATAACTTTAAATGAATCAGACTTTAAAGAATTTGAATTAGATTTTAATACCTACAACAATGAATGCAAGAGAGACTTCAAAGAAAGAATAATGCCAAAGGAATATCAATCAACCTACGGCCAGCTTCACAGGAAGAATCAAGATTATGTTGTAGAATTATTTTTGTTCCCAGATTCTACAAATGGTCAAAATAATTTCCTATTATTAGATAACGTAGAAATTATTGATATGACTATGAACGAGATGGCATCGGTTATTGCTTTAGACAGCCAAGAGAGATCTTGCAACCCAATAACCATACCTTTAGAGAAACATCAACTTGCTTCAGTGTTCAAGTTCTTTAATGATATAAGTGGAAAGAATTCTACACTAGGTGTTCTAAGCAGAGAAGCCTCAGATACCTCTGGAGTAATGGGAGCACAAGGAGGTTCTAGACTAGACTATAGACTAGATACAGATTGGCTACCAAGTGGAACTGCAACTAGTAAGTACACTTCACTTATTACTTACCCAAATACTACTTTAAACAATATACTTATAAAGGTCTAATATGTTCACTCAAGGATTTGGAGAAGTAGTAACTGATGTTCTTACCGTAAATCCGGCCCTCCAATCAATACCATCAGCTAGTTCAATACTTGACGTATCTAATTTTACATTTAATGCTATAACCTTAGGGAAGGATGCTCAAGGTTTTAAGTTTCATGCTCATAT